CCAACACCTTTTTCTTCTCAAAATTGATGTATCTCATTCAGACGCACATTCCAGAGGTTGCTTCTCGTTTGAGCAACGACAACGATCTCACCATGCTTGTGAACACTGTTTTGTATACAATGAACCGACTAATGTTTGTCAACCAAGCCGCATTGACCGCAATAGCACCTGGCCCAGCACGAGGTAAGGTTTTTAAGTCAACTACCGGAGGTACTATGTTTGGCATGAGTGTGTTCACACCGAATTTTTAATAAGTGACCGGTATCCCGCACTGCCATGCGGCATATACCGGTTTGGGCCAATGTCTATCATAGCATCGGAACCACTTGTTAGGAAACGTTTTGAGTGGAACAACAACTTTGAGATTTTACACGGGGTAGAACACTTCGATGAGAATCACGACATCGTTTTTCCTGACGGCCCTTCTTGCGGAAAGGAGAGGTCTCTGGATTATCGCACGGCTTACGGGTGGTCTATTGCCCACAACTGCATCATGTGGCGCAACTCCAACACTTCCTTGAAATATGCGTTCCGCCGACACTCGTGCTCACTCTACATAGGTGACAACGGTTATAGTGACCGTCAAGATCGAGAGAATCAGACCAGGTGGTGTACCACCAATTCACGGAGGTTACATAAGCTTTTGACTCCGGTGCGCAAAGTTATGAAGGAGAGGTCGTGTCACATGGAGGAAGAAATTGTCGCTTTCGCCAATCTCCCTGCAATCAAACGGAAACACCGGATGTCCGTCCTACCCGTGCTTGACATGGATTGTTTGTTCAACCGTGACTGTTACGCACAGTATGTTATTTTCAAGTTGAAACTGCAGGAATGGGCTAAGAGCGCTGGTGAAGACGGGTATAAGTATGGAAGAATCATCGCGGATCTACAAACGCCGACTTCACTCATCTTGGGGTATTATTTCAAGGACGTCAAGAACGCTTTGAACAACTTATTACTTGACGAGTTTGGTTGTGGGTCTTACCTTTTCGTGGCTACACCAAACCACGAGATTCTGGAAGAACAATTTAACCGGATTTGGGATGCCCGTGGAAACGCGTTGACCGCCCATAGTGACGATAGTATGATATCAATTACATGTAATGGTGTCACACGAAAGTACAACATGGACATTTCAAGTAATGACGTTCGTACCCGTTGGGACATGTTGATGTGCTGGGCAGACGCATTAGAGATGGATGGTAGATACCGCTCATCTTTTGAAAAGACGTGTTTGCTACCCATTAAGATACAATCTCTTGTTGGAAAGCATAGCATATTGTTACGCAGCCTCCATCAGTACATGATCACCGGGGCCCAGTGGACAACTTTCAGCAACACCATCCACAGTTTTTGCATAGCTATGGCCATTTTTGATTGCGGACGTAACGATCCTGTTTCCATCA